GAGAGAACATGATGTCCAACTCTGCCGTGGTCTTGCCAAGTTCGATCTGCATCTTGCCGTAGGCATTAAGGGTTTCCGTCTGCGCCCGGATTGCACGCGCATACACCGCGCCGTTGGCTGCGGCCTCATTGATCTGATTGACGAACCGTGCGACCTGCTGCTCGGCCATCGCCCCGGTCGTGGCCGACGAGAACCGCCACACTTCCTCAATGCGGGACGCGGCGTGCGCCGATGCCATCTGCAAGGCTGCAAGTTGAACAGCAAGCAAGCCGCCCACCGCGCCCACCGCGACGAGCGCCGTGCTTACACCCATCGCCGCCTTGCCCATCCCTGCGATGGCTTGCGATGTGGCCGTGTTCGACCGCACGAGCGACAGGGCGCTGCCGAGCGTGGGCCGCTGCCCGAATGCCGTCAATTCCGCCTGCAACTCATGAAAGCGCGCCAAGCGCCCGAACGGGGCCACGGCGGATGACGATGACGCTGCCTGCGTTGTCGCCCGTGTTACCGCACCGGAAATCGACCGCTGCATCGACTCCCCAAACTGCGTGATGACCGCCTGATCCACCCGGATGACCGCCTGTGCAATCCTGATCGGCTGATTGGCAAGCACCATCGAACGCTGCGCCAACGCATTCGGGCCACCGCCCACGCCACCACTACCGCCGCCGCCCCCGCCGCCTGCGCCGTCACGGATCGTGATGTTGATGTTTCCTAGATCCTCCACGCTACTTCACCGTCCAATCCATCTCATAGGCGTACTCGTAGGTGTCGGTCAGCGTGAGCCACCCTTCCAACTCCGCGACCGCCTGCACCTTGCCGCCGTTGCGGAAGGTGAGCGCCACCGTCATCAAGTCGAAGTCGCGCTGCACAAGCCATTCCCGCAGCACATCCACGAACGGCTGAATGCCGTCCTCTCCCGCGATCCGGTAGGTGCCGCGCATCACGGGGTCTTGCATCCCGCGCCACCACACCACGATGTCAATGGACGAGCGCACGAGCCCCACGCCGCTGTTGGGGTGCGCCGCCGTGTCCGGGCCGGGAACCAACTGAATCGCGTACTGCGTTGTCACCTCGTCAATCGGCGCTTCCGCGATGTAGACATTCGACCCGTAGCCGAGCCGAACCATCCAATCCGCGAGTTCGTCGCGCATCGTCGTGAGGATCTGCCCCGTGTTAGGCATTCTTCCCCCTCATGCCGTCGATCTCCACACGCTGCGCCAAGCGACCGTTTCCGGTCGCCTCGTAGATGGCGGCGGCGAGCGCCTTTGAGTCACCGAATGCGATGCCGATGGCCCGTGCGAACACGAGCGACTGCGAGGCTTCGATGCGCGGGATGTTGGCGGTCAGGCCCAATGCCATCTCCTTGTCGAATTCCGATGGCAGTCGCCCGTAGGCCGCGAGGAACCTAGCGACTGCCCTTAGCCGTTTCCCGACTGCTCCACCGCCTTCGCAGCGCGGGCATACGCGGCAAACAACTGCGCGTCCGTTGCCTGCGCCGCGATTTCCGGCGTGCGCGAAGCCTCGCGCATTGCGCGGGCCATCTCGGGAACCCCGGTCTGCCCCTGTGGGGGGGACATGGCCTGAAGGGTCGCCGTGACTTCGTTGAACTGAAAGACGAGCCGCCCCGCCGGAATGCACACGGCAAACAGCATCGGATCGTCGGCTTCGGTGAGTTCGATGGGCATGGTCAGGGAGTTACCGGGAGGTTGTTGAACGTGCAAAGCACATTGTCAGTCGGGTTTGGGATACATCGGAAGTTCAGGGTCAGCACCCGCTCCCGATTTCCCCATTGAGAATCGCCCACGCTGTCCGTGCGAAGGAATGCGTGCGTAAAGGTGTACCCCGGCAATGTATTGGCAACGCTGCGGATCTGCAATCCAAATACGGAATTGCTGCTGACAAGCCGCCTTCCCACCTGATTGGTGTATGCCGCGTTGCGCTGATCGCCCAACAGCGTATTCAGCACATCGTTGTCCCACTTGACAAGCGAGACAGTCACGGCTGCTTCAATGTTCTGCGCCACGAGTTCTTCCGGCACCGCGCCGCTCGTCACCGTCTTGACTTCGTGAAGGTGATCGGTGAACTGAATCGACGGCAGATTGTCGTTGTCGGAATACCCAAGCGCAACATAGTTTGGAAGGGAAGTGCTTGTGCCCGTGGCGACATTGATGACGGTCGGGCCGGGGACAAAGATTGCCATAGGCATGGTTCAGGTTCCTCTGAAAACGGATCGTAAGCCGATTGCGATGCTGCGTCCAATGATTCCCATGTCCTCACGGGTCGGAAGCAGGAACGGACGCGCCGGGACGGTCACGCCCCGCCGCGCCATGAAGTAGTCCTTGCCGCGCTTCATCCCCTCGTCCTTCGGGTTCGCACCCGTGGCGTGGCGTGCGCCTTTCTTCGTCAGCGGGATGAAGTTCCCCTTCGGGGGGTTCGTGCTGAAGCCCTTGTCCTGATACGCGGCATGGGCAAGTCCGCGCAGGGTGACGCGCAAGCCGCCAACTACGCTGCCCGCCTGCGCGTTGAGCGACCGCCACATTGCGCCCGTGTTGCGGAGGGGCTGTCCACCGTTGCGGTAGGACGGCACTTCCACGAGGTATTCCGTGCGCTTCTTCTTCTTGCCCACGGTGCGGGTACGGATGACGCGCCCGCCGTCCGACTTGCGTTTCCACGCCCGCCCGAAAAGGTCTTTCAGGGGCTTGTGTGCCACCCGGCCCCCACCCGGCGCACGCCCGTAGGACTCGTCGATGTGGTCGCGCATGATCCCCACGAACGCCTGCGCGATGCCGTTCTGCACCGGAGGGGACGCTAGCGCCGCCTTCACCCGGTCGCGGATCGGCTTCACGGGTAGGTCGATCCCCGCCGCATCGGGAAGAATCCCGAATTGCTCACGGCGTTGTACCAAGTCAGGTTAGCGGACGGGACAGCCTTCACCACCGGGGTTCCGGCGGTCACATTCGACTCCACGGAGCCGAACAGCATCTTGCCGTCCCGCAAGCCCTCAAGCATCGTGTAGGTCTGCTTGATGCGCTGCTCAATCGCCGGGGTGAGTTTCGCGCCCCGGCGCTGAAACAGGAATTCCGTAGCCAAGTCCACGCACATCGTCACGAGCAGGGGATCGTTCGCCGCGTCAAGCGCCGCGAGTTCCGTTTCCGTGTAGATGCCGCCCACCCGGACATACGAACGGATCAGGCTCGTAGCGCGGTCAAGCGCCGCGTCCGTGGCCGGGTTCGGCCCCGGCATCGGCGTACCCGCATCGCCGCACAACTGCGCGATGATCTGCTGATCCAAAGCGGCTTCCATGTCCGCATAGTTTGCGTATGCCATGCCGCCTCCTTTACGCGAACGGGGGGGACAGGGCCGAAGCCCTGCCCCCCCTCGCGTGGATCAATCCACCTTACGACACATCACCGATGGCGTAGCCTCCGACCGGGGCCACGACAGCGGCAACGCTGTTGTCGATGACGCGCCCCTCAAGGCGGCGGTTCATCGGGTCGTTGAACTGCTCAACGGTCATGTCCTCGTAGGCGAAAATCTGCATCGTGGAGAAGGACGCAGCGCCCTCCACCCCGACGAGCCCGCCCGGACGCGACAGGAAGTACGCGCCGTTGCCGTAGACATAGGACGAAGTGAGCGAAGCAGCACCCTTCTTGCTCGTCACGCGCACCGAGTCATCGACCACGACATCGCCAAGCCCGAACAGGGTGGGCGGGATGCCCCACCGCGAGAAGGTGTCGCTGCCCTGATAGAACGACAGGGCGGCGGGGTAGTTCTTCACATACTCCTTAGTCTCAGGAGCCTGCGAAACCACCTGAGCAATGGTCGGGGAAATGACCATGATGAGTTGGTTGGGAGCAACCGCGCCACCCGAAGACAGGCTCACCTGACGCATCACGGCCTGAATCGTCTTCTGAATGTAGGAGTTGCCTGTCGTGCTTCCCGTCCACGAACCCGCGCTGATCGGGCTAGTGGCCGGGGTCGCAACATAGTTGCCGCCCCAATTGCCCGAGGTGGAAAGGACGCTTGCCGCACGAATCGTGCGGGCCGTCATCGCCAACTGAGCCTTGCTGCGAGCGTGCTGCGCCACGACA